TTCCGCTAAAATACCAGCCCATGTACCGTGACCAAAACGCATGTCGACCATCGTTGCCACTTCTCGCAACTGTTCGGCTGCTAACTTTGCATCGATGACTTCTTTAGCAACAGTATCAACACCAAACTGATCCCCTAAACCAGAACCAGATTTCTTGGCTCTAGCTTGCTGTGTCTCTTTCTCACCACGAAAAAGGTCGTCAATTTGCGTTGCAATCTGCCCTATATCTTGAGCAGTGCTAATATTCTCTTTAATAAATTTTACTGATTGCTGTACTAGGGCAATACCAGTAAGAACTTCTGCAACAACCAAGCTTAACCTCGTAAAAGCATTGTCAATAACAAGACAATTGTGGTTCCTGCACTCCCTATCATAATGTTTTCTATTCGTTTAATTCTAGCGATTGTTTCGCACCAGCGTTCAGAACACACTGCCTCGTGTGTGTCGATTTGCGACTGGACTGATGCGGCTGTAGGTTTCATCAGCCAGCGATTTCCATAAGTGTGATTGTTCCAGTGCTGTTATTGAGAAATAATGATTGACTACCACCATTAGTATTAACTTTGAATTGAACTTTGTATGTCGTTGCAGATGTTGTTGCCGGAGAATCTAGGTAAGAAGTAGAACCGCCGTATGTAACAATAGACACCCCAGAATTGTAGTCGCCGTGTTTAACAAATTCAATTAGTTGAGTGCTGTCTCTAACAAGATTTAAAAAGAGCAAACTAACAGTTCCTCCATTGTGGGCATCAGGAATATTGGCAGACACAAGTATTTTGCTTGATGTGCTTGATGGAGTAATCGTTGCGGTTAGGCCAGTGTCAGTATATGTGCTGCTGGTTAAAGCAGATGTCTGTGTTGAAAAAGTCCCATTAACAACTTGCAACATAGTACCACTAGGCAAACCAGCAGATGTGACTGCGGTGAGAGACTGATTGTTTAACTTTATAAGTGCCATATCTGTCTCTCCTATCCTGCTATTTCTGAAACGGTCATTATAATTTTACAACTTTGTGAGTTTAATCTGACAGTTCCTGCCGCATTTTTAATTTTAATTTTATAGGTAATTGTTGATGCAGTAGATGGAGAATCTAAAACCAAAATAGTAATAGGCACAATCATACGATTAGTGCCGTTCCAAGTGTTTACAAGCCCATTAGTGCTTCCTAAATCTGTAGCGTCTCTAAACACTGTAAAAAAAGTTTGTTCGTTTGCATCAATATCTACATCCATTGCTCCTTGAATAAGAAACTTACTGTTTGCATCACGAGGAGTAATATCAACGCTAAGACCAGTATCGACAAAAGATGTTGAACTTATATCTTGTACACTGGTAGGCCCAATACTTTGCTGAACTTGTAATACAGCACCAGTTGGCATTTTAGCGGCAGTTACAGCACCAGACGCTAACTTAGCAGCAGTCACTGCACCATTGGCAATCTTATTGGTACTAACAGCACCGTCAGTAACACCCTGCACACCCAACACATCTCCAAGAGCCACAACAAAGTCAATGCTGTCGCTGGCTGTTAGTGCGCTGTCAAAGATGAGGTTGCTGCCTGAAACTGTGAAGCTGTCTTGTGGTGCTTGGATTACACCGTTGAGAGAGACTAGCAGTTGATTAGCTGTCTCTGGGAAGTATGCCGCACCATTTAGCGTAAGAGCGTAGGTTGCTGTAGCAGAGGCAGTAAGGTTTCCTAATTTGTGGAACCCACCACTGACAGGCGATTTGCCGATATAGGGCATTAGTCTGCCTCCTCTATTGTTAGTTCGCCAGCCGCTACTTGGCGTAATATTTCTGCGTATTCTGTGTTGTTTGGGTCAAGGGGTACATACATTTCAGTGCCGTCAATGGTGGCTTTAACAGAAACATTTTCTCCGCTACCATGTATGTCAGCAATATATTGCGCTGCTGTAATATCCATATCTATAACTCCGCCGATATAACTGTACCGCTACTAATCTCACTGCCATAACCATCCGCAGGGACCGTGGTGTAGCAAAAGCAAGCTTCTGTTGAGATGCTTTGCACAATAACGCTAATACTAGAACCGTCTGTCATTGCAGGAATAGTAGGGGCTGCTCTCATAGTTGTTGGGAATTTATATGTGTTAGCTCTCATTCTGTCAGATTCACGCATTTTGGGCAAAATAAGACCACCAAGAGTTGCTGTATATCTTTGACACCTAGCCAACTCATCGCCAAAGCTACGGTGTTCAAACGGCGTGGCTGTCTCGCCTACCTCAAGCTGAACTCCAGTAAGGTTTAACTCCCATGCCGCTGTACTAGTGTCACCATCCGGTTGGTGAATAGATATATATAAATGGCTAGTGTTATCTATTGTTCCCAGCCCAGAAAAAGATGGAACATCAAATGTAAAAACAAATCTTTGCCACGATGATGTCAATGTTACTGTGCTGATTAGTGGGCCAGTAGATGATTCATATGGGCTAACCCTACTTATTCTATCAAGTCTAACTGTATAACTGCCACCAGCAGGGTTTGTGCCTTTAGCGTAAAAACTAAATGTAGCCTTTCCTTCGGGCAAAGACTTTACGTCCTCAACTTTATAAACCAACCCACAGTAGTTATCCCCTGCGGATGTAGCTTGTTTTAAGTATTTAGAACAACCAGCAACCTCAGAACCTAAAGCAAATGTTTCTTGAGTTGTTGTTGAAGTGCCACCAGAAAGTTGGTGATACCATCTGTCCAAAGAATATCCTTGAGCAGTAAAGGATTGCCCCCGCTGTGAAATTTGCATTGCACCGTTGATGATAAGATTTCTTGCACCAGCAAACTGGGATTGACTGGCTGGTAGTATTTTCGATAAAGCCATTAGCTTGCCTCCAGTGCCGTAATGCGGGCTTCTAACGCTGTGATTGTTTCTTGCTGCTCTTGGAGAGCCTTAATTAATATCGGAACAAACACGCTGTACTTAACCGACTTTGTAGTTTCACCAGTTTCTTCACCTTCATTATTGGTGTCTGGTGATTCCTTAATCATATTTGGAAATATTTGTTCTAACTCTTGAGCGACTACGCCAATTTGTTTATCTGTTGTGCCAATCAAATTATAGTTACGAACTTGTACTTTCATTAAATCTGCAAGTTTTGGAGTTGTATCAACAATGTTTTCTTTTAGTTTTACATCTGAAAGTGCGCCATAAGAGTTGTTACTGTTTTCACAGTCTCCGTCACCCCGAACAATTAAGCTTTTAAGAGTAGAGGTTCCTAAAAAACGCGCAAGTACGTCACTTGCTGTTTTAGCAGCGTTAAGAACAGTAAAAGTAGCCCAATCAGCGTCAGTGCCGATGCCCACGTTGCCGTTGCTGCTGATACGCATACGTTCTGCGTTGTTAGTGCCAAAATACAAATGGTTATTTTCTCTAGTCCACACATATCCACCACCGTTTGTATCACATATTAAATCAAAACCATCGCCAGTGCCATTACCGGTGCTTGAGTTTGAAAGTTTAAGATAAGTGGTTTGTGCTACTGGACTGTGTATATTTACATTCGTCCCAGGTGACGCAGCAGCTACTGCGCTAGTACCAATGCCCACGTTATTGTTGGTGCTGTCAACGTGAAGAGTGTTGGTGTCTACGGTTAAATCACCAGATACAGAAATGTTAGTGTCTAGCTTTGCGCTAGTAACAGAACCATCAATAATCTTGGCTGTGCTTACAGACGCATCAGGCGGCACTGTGGTTTGCAGAGCCAGTGAATTATACACCACATAAATGTCATCAGTCGCTACAACAGAGCCAGTAAGCGTTACTGTGACGCCATCGCCACCAACAGAATATGCTGTGGTTGGCTCTTGCCGGACATTATTGATAAACAGGTCAATGCCTTCTGCGCTGGCTACAGCGTGAGATAGCGTCAGGCTAGTGCCAGTAGCACCAGTCAAGTCTTGTTTGGCAGGGACGCTGCTAAAGCCTTGTGTCTGTTGATTGCCTATGTAAGCCATCAATTGCTCCTATGCGCTAATCGCGTCAACAGCGGATACCCATACATCCAACGATGATGCAGTGTCTGACTTTACCCACAATCTATCGCCAGTTTGGACTACTATTTTTGCACCGCCATCAAGCAACTGCAAAGCCCCGCCAGCAGCAATGGGTGCGCCTTTAATAAGGTAATGGTTGGTAGGTGTACCGTTGATTGTATGCTGAATATAAACATCAACCGTGATGGCATTTGTTAATATATTGGTCAGGTGAATGCCTACCAGCGTATCGTAACTATCAAAGTTGCCACCATCAGGAATGTCAGCAGCTACAGTTCCGACCCCTTGCAGCATATATCGTCTAAAATCTTGTGCCATTTGTTACTCCTATAAGGCAATCGCTACAGCTATACTAAAGCCTTTTGTTGCAAACGAACTGGTGTCTACAGCAGCGTCATTCCAAGCTGATCCGTCATAAACCTTCAAAGAATTGCTACTTGTATTAAAATACAAATCACCAGTAGTTAAAGCATCACCATCATTGTCCACTGTTGGGTCTGCGCTTTTAGGGCCAAGATACAAATCATTTACGTTATCAGCACTAGCAGCCGCCTGTTCTGCCCAATACTTTGCGGAGTATTGTGAACCGTTAACTGTGCCGCCAGTATAAGTTGCCCAATCTTTTGCAGAACCTACTGTGCCTCTGGTCTGTGTGCCAATGGCGTACTCTTTAGCAGAATACTCAGTACCGTCTACCTGACCTGTTGTTTCGATAGCCCAATCTTTTGCTGGCCCTAAACCAGCACCATCAGTTACACCAGTACCACCAATGGCATAGGCTTTACTGCTGTAGTCTGTGGTTGTGCCATCGTTAATAACGCCATTTGTTTTAACAGCCCAATCGTCAGCAAAAGCGGCTGATGTTGCACTAGCTGCCGCAGCCGTAGCACTACTAGCCGCTGCTGTTGCACTATTACCAGCATTGGTTTCAGCGGTTGTAACTGTGCTAATATCAACCATCTGATCCCATTTAGCAGCATCAGCATTAGTCGTTAATGGTTGTGTTCCAGAAGATGTATGAGATGCGCTGGCAATAAATATGCTACCAGTGCTTGTGTCTTTGACAATATCGCCTTGAGCATATGTCCTGGATGCAGACCAGTCTCCTTGCCAAGATCCAGTAGATGAAGCAATTGCATTTCCACTTGCATCAAAAGCCAAAAACTTATTTGCTCTAGTTGTACTGTTTGGAAAAACAATTCCTGAAAGCGGATCTGTAGCTGGAAGAATTAATGCCCTACTAATGTCAGTTTCAAGTTCCTGTTGAATTGCAACAATACGATCAAGCTCTGTATTTAAAGCCGCAATATTAAATGGCCCTGATGTAGCAAAATCAGTAGTTCTTGTAACAGGGATGTCTCTAAATACTGTAACCGTTACGCTTGTATAAACACTGCCAAGAGTAATGTTCCCATCAGAAAAACCATCATCAACAGCAGTGCCAGTAACAGCAAACGTATTTGCTCCTGTGCCTCTGGTTAAGGTTGTGTCATTACCAAGAGCATCGGTAATAATAACATTGATGTCATTTAGATCAAAAAATGGGAAATCAATAGTAAACGTAGTGCCGCTAGAGCCAGCAACGTTACCACCAGACCCTATTGAGTGTTGTATTCTCGCATCATTATCCGCAATTGATATAGTAGCCATAATAACCCTTTATCCATTACGCACTCCCAGTTGTTAATTCACATTGTTATTATTATTGCTTTCCAAATATTCCATTTTGAATTACATCAAACGCAGGATCTAAATAAGGTATGTTAGACAAAGGTGTTATAAACCTTGCGTTCTTACCTGTCTGAGCATCAATGTTGCCAGTTGCAACATCACCAAATACACTTCCCAAATTACCAATAAGATTAACAGTTGGACCTGCAACAGATGCCAGCTTCGCCTGTTCAGGCATGTAGTTAACTGTTTCATCCGTAAATGCTGGTCTAACACCAATATTAAAATCACTGATTTTTTCTATGGCATTATTTACATCTGTAAACCAACCCAAAGTGCCAGACCTATCTATTGCATCAATTAGCTTTTCATCAAAATCCTGTTCTTTATCTATGCCATATTGATAACGTTTGAACTCATTCACAATAGACGCAAGGCCAACCATTAAAAATGCACCTTGCCAAAAAGCAGCATCTTTTTCTTGTAAACCCGCTGTTAAAACTCGAACCATTGCACCTTGACCATATGATTTAAACTGGGTGAGTAATGATCCAAACTCTCTTGAAGTCCACAAAGCACGATCACCTGCCCCTGGGGTAACAATAATACGTTCAACATTCTGGTTAAGTGCGTTGCGATACTTTCTAACCATAACAGGATCGTTCCAAAGATCCGTATTAGGCATCCACTCACCATCCACTTTTTCACCATTGGCTTTTATCAAAGCCTGCATACGCATATGATCTTGCTGGCTTATACCGTTTTTTAAGAATTTTTCTTGGTCTGTTCTGGATAGGCTAGTCCAGCTTTTCATTATACGCTCACTCATGAGAAGTGACGTAGTATTGCCAGCCCATTCTTTTAAAACCTGATTCCAGTAGTTAAGACCATTCAGCATAAAGAATGTACCAACACTATCGTTAAGCTTGCGCTCAAAACCAAATCTAGCTCCAAACAAATCACCTACATCTGAAAATTGTGCAGCACGAAGACCGAGAACAGCATCAACTGATACGGCTGCTGCTCTCATTTCTTTTCTTTGCATTTTACTAATAGTGCTAGAGCTAGACTTAAACATATGCTTCAAGCCTTTGCTGTAAGCATTGCCCATTCCTTCTACCATGACTATACGAGCAACATCAGGAACAGAACTAGCAACAGCACCGCCCATACCAACCAGAACATTAAATGACTTCATTACTCTTACAAAACGACTGGACATTGCATGAGGATCTTTAGATGCACCATATGTGCCTCTAAGTCTGTCTCGAAGACCTCTTATGTCACGAAGGTCATTTTCTAATGATTTCTTTAGGTTTCTGCGTTCAGCAACATCAACAGCATCATCAATCAGTTTTTGATATTCGCTTGTTACGCTTTCAATAACAGACCGCATATCAATATCACCAAACGCTTTAGTGATTTCAATATCCATACCCATTGTTCTTGTGTGATGTCGCAGCAATACCTCTGCATCGTTTTCTAAAAAATCAACAATGAGATTATCAGGTATTTCTAGGGTTCTAGCCTTTACACCACTAGGAGCTGTTATCCAGTCAAACTGTAATGCTCTTTCATCTAAATCAACAAATGGCTTTGATCTGGTGACTTCATCCATAACGCTTTTTGCAAATGAATTAGCTTCTGATGCAGTCATACGGTAATAACCCGCTGCCCAGCTACTAACAATATCAAGAAACCCTTGTTCGTTTTCCATGATCTTATCAACACGATATACTCTTGGAAGATAAGATGGAGCAGTGTTAGGGGTAATACCCTCTTTGTTTAACCTAACTATTGCAGCTTCAATAACTCTTACTTGCTCTGTGTTGTCAGCGTTCTTAGCAGCTACAAGTTTGGCATTTAATTGGCGTCTAAATAAATCAACTGATTCAGCTTCGGTTTTAACATGGTCAAACTGTTTACGATAAGCAGTAATGGCTTTATTTACGAATGGTGTAGCTGCGTCAACAACCTCATCAACGTCACCATTTTTAAGTCCCTTACCAACACGAATTCTAAACTCAGCCTCATTCAACATATTCTTTGGCCTTGTTATAGCGGCACCTATCATTTGGAATGATCTTGCTACATCCCCATCTTTTGCCACCTTACCTCGATAACCAAGATAAGCTTCGTCTGATGATCTCAAAGCATCTACCAAAGGACCTAAATATGTAGTTCTAAAATTAGTTTCTACAGACTGATTCATTTCCTCACCCTGACGAACTTTTTTCTGCATCATACCGCCCATATCAACCATTCGATCGGCAAGACCCCTAACAAATGGATTAGGGCTTTGAGTCATTCTTATGACTGGATTCCAGGGAAGTTTTTCAACACCAATACCTGTTTCAGCTAAAGCATCACCTTCCATATTTGCATACGCTGCTTCTCTGGATTTTTCAGGACTGATATTAGCTCCGGCTGCTCGATATACCTGTTTATCAGCATGTGTTGTTATTGGGGCAGCAGGCCTTCCAAAAGCCGCTGTAAGACCGCCACCAAGTATTGTGGCTGCTCCCAAGGCAACAGCCGTGTGACCAAGTGTGTGACCCTCTAATTGGCTTTGCTTTATGATTTCTGTAGGAGCCATGATTGCGGCTGAGAAAGCACCACCATACATAAACCTTTCGGTTTTTGATGCCATTCTTAATACTTTTGCTGGTGCTAGAGGCGCAAGAATAGATGGATCAGCTAACATAAAAAATGCTTCTGCAACGCCTGAATTAGGAGAAATGTCTAGTAAAGCCAAGTCTTCCATATCTGCATCAAATTTATTTAATCTTCTGTATGTTTCTTCTCTGCTTCCACTGGTCAGGAACTTGTGCATTATTCCCTTACGTTCTTTAAGCTGTGGATCAAGAAAAGGATCATAATCAGGATCTTCTTCGTATTGCCCTACCCATGAATCTTTAATTGTATCTACAACTGCAGAAAACACACTCCTCTGACGATAAGCCGTAGACCATAACCTGTTAGAAAATGCGCCTTCAGAATTAAACGCAAAAACAGGACTAGGAGCTAAATCTTCATAAGAAACAAATGGAGCAAGGCTAGATTTACGTTCCACTATTTTGCCCCACTAATACCAAGTGTCATCATGTAATCTGTAAATAATTCCATGTCATCCTTGCCAATTTTAGCAGGATCAAAATTATCAAAACCAAAAATGGAATAGCCAGCTTTGTTATAAGCACGCTTTAAAAAGGCAAATGTTTCTTCTGAGTTTCCATACTCATTCATAGAATTATAAGTGGCTTGCATAACGGTGTCGTTTAGCAATGGCAGACTTGCCATAAACTTTTTCAAGTCATTGCTTTTTATTTTATTTAACGCTTCATCATAAGCTTTATATTGTCTGGATTTTTTAAAATCATATGAATAACTAGGAAGCAGTTTTACTATTTGACCATCATCACTTTCGACAAAAACACTGTATGTTGGCTTTTCTCCAAACACAGCATTAGGTTTGTAGATGTAATTACCTTCTAAAATAGCATCAGCTACCATGCCTTTTTGCTGAAATGCAATTGGGTTTGATCGAATAATTTCAGTTGTATTTTCTTTAATATCGTCAGTTGTAATGACAACATTTGGAAAACCTGCCGCTGTATCTTGAGACATCTTAAGAATAGGGTTCATAACCAGTTCAACTTCATCATCATTATTACGTTGAAGCCCAATGTTATCCATAAGCCTAATCATATTGTCTTTAACAGCTAATGCTAAACTATCTGGTCCTTTAACATACTTACCTGATAGAAGAT